GAAGAGTTTTTGAATCCTGGTCTTACCTGGCCTAGACAACTGAATTTTAGTAGAAGTCTTCGTGAAGAAAGTGATGAAGCTCAAAAACCTCAATTTCAAAAAGGTAAATATAAACATGAATATTCTTTTAAGATTGCCGTACCTTTAAATTTAACTGATAGTTCTGGTCAGGCTTTAGTACATCCTGGCATAGGATCTGAGGGGTCTTGTATGATTACTTCTTCTTTAAAATTTATAGATGATAACAACACAAGTCCTGGAGGTTTTGTAGAAGGTAAAACTTTATCTCCGTATTTTAAAGATCATATTTTACATCTTACAGATCATATAACGGACTCAGATTATCCGATAACAATTAGAGTTAAGAAAGATACTGATGATTCTGACAGCAGTAGCGAGCAAAATGACTTATTTGTATCGGGTCTTACAGGATTAATTGCTCGTAAGGAGACTTATAATGATTTTGCCTATACAGCAATAAGATTTGATGCTCAAGTATTTGGTTCGATACCTACAAGGCTGTACAGAATCAGAGGTAAAAAAGTCAAAATTCCTCATAATGCAACAGTTAATCCTGCGACAGGAAGCATTACATATAGCGGAGCTTTTAATGGTACGTTTAAAACTGATCCAGAATGGACAAATGATCCAGCATGGATTCTTTTTGACTTACTTACAGATGCAAGAGTAGGTATGGGTCAGCAGGTTACTGATGACCTTATTGATAAATTTGCCTTTTTTGAAGCTTCAAAATATAACAATGAAACTATAACAGGAAAGGATGGAGTTGATAAACCACGATTTTCTTTTAATAAGTCGTTCCAAACCCCTACTGATGCTTTTTCCTTGTTAAATCAGGTAGCTGAATCCATGAGAGCTTCCCTGTTTGTTTCAGAAGGTCGCATCTCCTTAACTCAGGACAGGCCAGCAGGTAGCGTATATTTCTTTTCTTATGCGAATGTACTAGAGGGTGGTTTTGGTTATACAGGTCCAGCACAGTCATCAAGGGATACTATTGTTAATGTAAAGTTCTTTGATAATGAGAAAAGAGAATTTGATTTAGTTACTGTTAACGCAAGTGAGGTTCTATCGAACAGTTCCCTTGAAACTCTTTATGGAGAAAATATACGTAATTTAGAAGCTGTAGGTTGTACTGATCGTGATCAGGCAAAACGATTTGGACGATGGCATATATTTACACAGAATAATCAGGCAGATGTCGTTAATTTTTCTACAAATGCTGCTGCTGGAACGCTTTTAAATCCTGGAGATGTGATAACGATACAAGACCCAATGAAAAGCAACACAAGGGTTTCAGGTAGAGTGTCAAGTTTTAGTATTTCAACTGATCCTGCT